ATATTCAGTAAGGATACAGATTTTAGGTTTTTTGGGTCTGTGAATGAGAATACCGTTGCCACATTGGATTATTTGAGTCGTGGTGGATTGGCGTGGCGGTTAGGGTGTATCACCATAAAAACGCCTGAGCGGGGTTCGAATGGTGGTGGATTAAGTGAAGATTATAAGAAAAAGAATTGGTATTATATAGATATGCACGCAGTGATAGTGTCGCCGTGGTGTTGTAAAATAGATGTAAATAATGAAAATCGTCAGAAGATAGATATGCGGTTCGCAAGACCAAAGATATTATCTGAAAAATATAAAAGGGGTCAATTATGATAAATATGCCAACGGGGTGTCAGTTTATCCCAATCGAAACATTAAAACCTTATGGGAAAAACCCAAAGAATCACGATAAGGATGATATAGATTTAATCGTGCGGTCAATAGAAAGAAATGGTTGGGGTGACCCATTGTTGGTTTGCCCTGAAACAATGGAAGTGTTGTCGGGGAATGGGCGGTTATTGGCGGCTAAAAAGTTAAAATTGGAAAATATCCCTGTGGTATTCGCACCAGAAGGGATGTCGGAAAAGCAAAAAGCCGATTTAGTTATCGCCAGTAATAAGTTAGTCGAAATATCAGGGTATAATAAGAATCTTGAAATCTTGATGGGGATGTATGAATTGAATCCCGAAGATTTTGGGATGGTTGATTTGGAAAAAGAATTACAAGTGATTGATGATTCAGAACCCGAAATGGAATTCACCGAAGAATTATTTGAAGAACATAATTATGTGGTTTTGTATTTTGATAATAAAGTCGATTGGAAAACCGCCTGTGAAAAGTTTAATATTCAGAATAAAAAAGCGTTAGATTCAAGGGCAGGATATGTCAGGGCAGGTATAGGTCGGGTAATGAAAGGTGCGGATGTATTAAAAATGTTAAAGGATTAAAAATGTTGGAATCAATAAATGACATCAGTATCATAACCCCCTCATATAAACGGGCGGATAATGTAAAAGCCCGTTGTGTGTTCGGGGATAGATTGATAATTGCGTGCCACGAGTTCGAGGCAGAGGAATATAAAAAGTTTAATCCCGATAATGAATTGATGATTATCCCTGATTCAGAAAGGGGAAATATGGGTAAAGTGCGGAATTGGATGTTAAACCATTCACCAACGAAATACCTTGTGATGATAGATGATGATGTTATTGAGGTCGGGTATCACCAAAATATGAAACAGCATCCATTCGAATCCTTGGATGAAATATTGTCGTTTATAGCCGATGGATTTGTAATGGCGGAAGACCTTGGAACTGTATTATGGGGATTAAACCTTCAATCCGACCCGAAATTCTATCGTGAATATTCGCCATTCAGTTTATTATCGCCAGTTTTAGGGCCATTCAGTTGCCATATTATCAATGATTTGCGGTATGATGAAAGATTGGGATTAAATGAAGATTATGATTATGCCTTGCAAGTATTACAAAAATACCATAAAATACTGCGGTTCAATAAATATTATTATTCAGCAGGACATTTGACCGAAAAAGGTGGATGTGGTGCGTATAGAACATTGGACAGGGAAAAAGAACAATCAAAGATAATGATAAGTAAATGGGGAGATAAGGTGGTGAAATATAACTTCGATAAATCCACTAACCCAAAATTATCAGTTCCATTAAAAGGTATATAAGATGAAAAGTAATCTGTATCGTAAGTTTTATGAATGGGCTTGGGGTGCGGGTGAAAGATGCTATGTCGGTAAAATGAAATCGAAATCGTGGTGGAAAAGATATTGTAGAAAGTCAACAAGATTGGTAATGAATAAGGATGTAGAAGATGTCAGAAAATAAAGTTGTCAATCCTAAAAGTTTGGAAAATCTGAAACCTTTTCAAAAAGGTGATACCAGGGGTAAAGCAGAGAATGGAAGATTGGGTGGTATCAAGTCAGGTGAATCCAAAAGACGAATGAAAACATTCAGGGAAGAATTACAGGCGATATTGGAAACCGAAATGCTAAATGCCAAAGGTGAAAAGGTATCGTATCAGAAAAATATCAATTCTGCGTTAATCCTTAAAGCCGCTAAGGGTGATGTTCGTGCCTATGAAGTAATCAGGGATACATTGGGTCAAAGACCGAAAGATGAAAAAGAAGTGGTGGTTATGAGTGGTGATGATGGATTAAAGGTTAATTTGGAATTGGTAAAATCGTTGGAAGAAAAGTTTAATGCGACCGATAAATGATGATGATATTCGTGAATTGTTAGATAATCCCAAGGAAGCCCGAGTGGTGTTATTGGGTAATTTTATTACATTTGTGCGGGTATTCCATTATTATATGACCCGTTCCCAATTTGATGTCCAACCTTTTCATATTGAATTGGCAAATAAGTTAGTCGCATATATGAAAGGGACAAATAAAAAGCAAAATCTGTATATTGGTATAAGCCCCCGTGCGGGGAAAAGCCAATTGATTATAGATTTTTGTGCGTATTCCTATGCCGCTAACCCGTTCAGTAATTTTATTTATACCAGTTATTCGGGGGATTTGTGCGTAAAACATTCGAAAAAGATTCGTGATATTGTGGAATCGGAATTATTCCAAAAGGTATTCGGTATCAGTATTGACAGTAGCACGAGTGCGGCGAATCTGTGGAAAATAAATGGTGGTGGTGAATTTAGGTCTGTGCCTATGGGTGGTGCTATCACTGGATTTGGTTGCTTTGGGTATGATGTGCCGATAAAAACCAACAAAGGGTATGTCAAAATAGGCGATATTGTAAAAAATAAAATGCCAGTAAGGGTGTGTTCTTGGGGAAGTAATGGATTAGAATATGTGCCGATTTTGAATTATGTAGAAACGGAACAGGGTGTAAGTCGGATAATTAAAGTTGGAAAAAATGAGATTTATGCCACGAAAGAGCATTTGTTTATGTGTGATGAAGGGTGGAAAAGGGCGGATGAATTAAATGTTGGGGATTGGGTTTTCTCGCCTAACCCGTTTAATAGTATCTATCGAGCAATTAAATCGTTGTGCCAAAGATTTAAGGGTATTTTTGCGGTCAATGATAACCGAAATCTCTGTGGGGGTAAAAAGTCGTTTATTCGTGGGGGGATTATTGCGACCTCGTTGGAATCTGATGCCGTTGGTTTCCCTAGACCAGTGAATACCGCATTTAATGGCGGAAATTTGACCGTAGGAAAGGTTAAAAGATTCGGCTATAAGTTTGTAAGGTCTAGGGTCGATTGCGATTCTGCGGGCAACATCAGGGGTAATTTTGGTATTGCGGTAATGTGTGCCGTGCTTAATACTATCTTGTTCGTTGTCGGATTGTGTCCCGTAAGCAAGATTCGTGATAGAATTATTAAGTGGGTTGCCGTCAAGATGTCGAACAACAAGTCCGTTAGGTTCGCCGAGAAAGGTCAGAGCGACAAGGCGATGTATAAAAAGGTTTTTGCCCCTGCCAAGTCGGATTGTGTATCTGCCGTTAGAATTAAGCCAAGGTTTAAGAATTTTGTGGCGTTTTGCCGAAAATACATCCCCTGTTTGGGAAATGTAATAATCAGGATGTGTGGGTATAGGGTAATAACAAGTGTTGTTAAATGTAATCATAAGGTAAAATCCTATTGTTTATCCACTAAAAATCATAATTTTTTGGTGGGGAAAAGTCAAGTTTGTGTGCATAATTGTGGGACATTTGATGATTGGTTTGGTGGGGCGATATTGGTTGATGATTTTATGAAAGCGGATGATTATCGTTCAGAAGCGGAAAAGCAGAATTGTATTGAAATATTTGAAAATACATTGTCGAGCCGTAAGAATAGACCGTCAAAAGACCCCACGATTATTATCGCTCAACGGTTAGCCAAAGATGATTTGGTGAATTATATCAAGGAAAAATACCCTGATGAATGGGATTTTTATGTAATACCTGCGTATAATGAGGAAACAGGGGAATCGTTTTGGGAAGAAAGATACCCCGCCAAGTTCTTGGAACAGATGAAACAAGAAAACCCGTTCCTGTTCTATTCGCAGTATCAACAAGAGCCGATAGCGATGGGTGGCGGGTTATTCAAATTGTCTTGGTTTAGGTATTATCAAGATGTCAAAGACCAACCATACCGAAGGATATTTATAACCGCCGATACAGCGTGTAAAACAAAGGAATGGAATGATTTTACTGCGATTGGTGTGTGGGGTGTCACCCAAAACCGAAGATTAAGATTATTGGATTTTGTCCACGGAAGGTTTGAAATACCAGAATTATTGAATGTTTTTAATAATTTGTGGGAAAAATGGAAGAGTGGGATTGGTTCGTGTCGGTGTTCGGCGATTTATATCGAGGATAAGGCGAGTGGAACGCAGGTAATACAAACATTGAGAAGAAAGGGTGGGTTGCCGATTATGCCTGTGACACCCGAAAAGGATAAATTAACAAGAGCGTTGGATGCGATACCGCAAATTGCGGCGGGTAATATAGAGTTGCCCGAAAGTGAAAACCATCCGTTGTCAAAAGAGATTTTAGTGGATATTTTGGGATTTAGTGCTGATATGTCGCACAAATTTGATGATTCTGTGGATTGTATGTTGTATGCTATTGATGCGGCATATAATACAAAGGGGTATTTTTAAGATGATTGGGAAAAGATTTGGGCGTTTGGTCGTTTTTAGGTGTGCGGGGTATGTAAATAAAAACAAATGTTTTTGGTGTCGGTGTGATTGTGGGCGAATAAAAAGAGTCAGAAAGGGACATTTAATATCGGGGGCGGTTAAGTCGTGTGGGTGTTATAATTCGGAAAGGGCAAGTGAGTCGATGAAAAAAAATAGAATTGGAAAGACACACGGTATGTCAAAAACTAGATTATATCGGATTTGGATGGCGATGAAAAGAAGGTGTGGAGTTGTAGGGAATATTGGGGATAAGAATTATGGCGGGCGTGGAGTAACTGTTTGTGAAAATTGGAAAAAGGATTTTGTGTGTTTTAGGGATTGGGCGTTGAATAATGGTTATCAAGATGAATTAACCATAGATAGAATTGATGTTGATGGAAATTATTGCCCCGAAAATTGTCGGTGGATAACAAATGATGAGCAACAAAATAATAGAAGAAACAATCATATTATAGAATATGATGGCAAAAAATATACTTTGGCACAAGCATCAAGGTTTTTTGGAATACCACAAAGCACTTTATGGAATAGGATAAAAAATGGAAAGGGTATTTTTAATTGAAAAAATCAGGGGTATATGCTAGAATTTTGGCAAAGAGGTTTTGATTATGCGTTTATTCAAGAAAAAACAAACCGTTCAGGTCGAAAATATAGAAGAAAAAAAGACCGAAAGAACATCATATTTGGATTATTTGCGTAAATTGGGTCGTATATCGGATGAAAATACTAGGACAATGGAAGAAACATTGGCGTGGTTATTCCCGAGAAAGCCATCAGATTTGAAAGCGGTTAATCGTAAAACTGGGGTTGCGATGGATAGTGCCATTAAACCTGCGATGTATAATAATGATTTGCCCGAGGAAATGTTGCCGTTTTTCACCCATACTTTTATCGGTTGGCAAGCGTGTGCGTTATTGTATGAAAATCCGTATATTAAGAAAGCGTGTGAAATACCAGCCCGAGATGCTGTTGCCGTAGATTATGAATTGCAGTATGAAAATAAGGATAAGGATAAGGATGATAAGACCGATGAGGATGAGGAACAAGAGATATTGAATCGGTTGAAAAGAAAATCGGATAAGGAAATGCGGATGAAAGACCTTGTTCGTAATGCTGATATATTCAAGAAAGTATATGGGCAGATATTAATTGTGCCGACTTTCAATATTGATATGAAAAAGGCGATGGAAAAGCCCTATGATGCGTCAAAGATTAAAAAAGGTTCATATACAGGTATGACCTTGATTCAGCCGTTTTGGGTGACCTATGAAATGTCGGGTGATGGTATTATGAATCCGCAGATGGCGGGATATTATGAGCCGGAATATTATGTTATCAATGGTTCAACCCGTATTCATAAATCGTGGGTTATCAAAGTAATCACTGGCGTATGTCCTGATATTCTGAAACCAGTATATTATTATGGTGGAATCCCATTGACCCAACAGATATATGAAAGGGTATTCTGTGCGGAAAAGACGGCAAATGAAGCCCCGAAGTTAGCGTTGACGAAAAGATTGTTGATTGCGGATGGTAATATCGAAAATATGGCGGCTAACCCGACAGAAGCGTATGAAACCTTGAAAATGGTTTTACAGGTTCGGGATAATATGGGGTTGATGATTAAGAATCCCGGAGACCAAGTTCAGCAGATAGATACCAGTTTGGCGGATATGGATGCGTTGATAATGACCCAATTCCAATTGGTTGCGGCTATTGCTGAAATGCCGGTCACCAAGTTGATGAAGACCCAGTTGAAAGGATTGGCGAATAGTGGGGATTATGAAATGAAAGATTATGCCCAAACGCTAGTCGAAATCCAAGAAAATGTGTATAATCGTATTTTAGAAAGACATTATCAGATGTTATCGATGTCGGAATATGGTAAGGATTTAGGTTTACAGGTTGTGTGGAATCCGATTGATACACCGACAGAATTGGAATTGGCACAGATTGAAAGTCAACAAGCCCAAACTGATGCGACTTATATTGGTGCGGGTGTGGTCGGTGCTGATGAGGTTCGTGATGGTCTGCGTGCCAATGAGGACAGTCGGTATCATAATTTAAGTGAGGAAATGCCCGAAATGCCCGATATGATGGAAATGGGCGAAGAAGAAAGTGGGGAGGAAGAAAATGCCTAGTTATTTATCATATCTGAATCAGATGTCGGTAGTGGATGCGGATGATGATATTCAGTGGATAACTGTTCGTGGAAATCATATACCGATTAAAAAGGGTGAAAATAAGGAAGATGCGATAAAGTCGTTTTTTGAATCAAAGGGAAAAGAATCAAAGAAAACGGCACAAAAATCGCCCGAGAATAACAATAAAAAAGATAAAGGTGTAGTCGGTCAGAAAAAAACGAAACCTCAAACAGCGGTCAAAAAAGTATGGAAATACCCCAAGGTTGATTTTTCGGTAGAAGGGGCGGAAAAGAAATTTATAGATGAAACATATCCTCGTGTTAAAAAGATTCTATCAAAGGCGTATTTTGAAGAGCCACAAGTCACCAAAGATTTGCAGAGCATAAAGGGGATTGAGTTCCACGGGTTAGAGTATAGGCGGAAAACCAAAGATTCTGCGGTGGGAAAAATCAATCGTGAAAGAATAGAAAATGAATATACACAGGATTGGTCGGATAGAAAAATTATGAAACAAATGTATGATTTGGTGAGATATACACAGTTGGTGGATAAGGATACATTTGTGGAACAGGCACAAAAGACCATTGATATCCTGAAAAAGAAAGGGTATAAAGTGGTTCAGTTGAAGAATTTTTGGTTGCCCGAAGTGAATGATAATGGGCGTAATCCTTATCGTGGGATTAATATGAAATGGATAAGCCCGAAAGGTCAAAAGTTTGAATTCCAGTTCAATACAAACAATAATATCGAAGTTAAGGATAAGATGCACAAATTGTATGTGGAGGCGAGAAAATTGGATGATGGTGACCCGAAAAAAGCGGAATTAAATAAACAGTCACTGGAATTAACCAAATATTTTGATAACCCCAAAGACATAGAAAAATTAAAAAAATAGTTGACTTTTAGAAATTTTGTATTATATCTATGGTGCATAAGGAGGCAAGAATGAATAATAAGCAAGAAATCTTGAAAAAACTAGCGTTGGACTTCTCTAAATACAGATATTTAGGGGATGGCTTGGTATTCCGTGTTGATAAAAAATCGGGCGGAATCGAGGTTTTTTCCTTGGAAGATGGTTGGAAAAAGTCCGATGTGGATATCGTAAGCAAATCGAACAATGTTTTCGATGGTGGTTTGGATGTCGATGTGTATTTGGAAGGCGATGAAGATTCTATCGTTGAGCAGGTGATATATGCGGAAACCCCAAACGATGAATTTGATGACTAAGAATAATGTTCGGAAAGCGATAGTATGTGTCGATGAAAGGGAAACAGGAAAGGATAATTAAACTTAAACCATTGGTGCCACCGATGATTATAGCCCGAAAGTATTCGGGTGACCTTTTGCGTCTTGTATCAGAGATGGTGAAGGATTATTGGTCGTTAGTGGGGATATATCGGAATAAGCGGGGGCAAGTCGTTCAGGATGAAAGTTGGGCGATAACCGACCTTGATGACCGTTTGGCAAAATTGGATAGGAAATGGCAGGAAAGATTCAAGGAATATGCCAAGAATAATAGCCCCAAAATGATTCAGAAAGTATTAAAACAATCTGATATTCAGTTGAAAGAGACCTTGAAGGATTGGTTTGCGGAAAAGCGGTTTATGTTATTTGATAAGGAAATCCCCACCGCATTAAGACAGGTTTTAAGGGCTAGTATTGAAGAAAATGTGATGTATATATCGGATTTGCCCGTAAAATATGCGGGTCGGGTTCGTGGTGCGGTATATCGTGCGGTGACAGGTGGTGGAACATTAAAGGATTTACAGGTCAGTTTAAGAAAGTATGCGGGGATGTCAGCCCGTCACGCAAAATTGGTAGCAACCGACCAGATTAATAAAGCGTTTGTGAATATATCTGCCCAAAGGATGAAACAGGCGGGTATAACAAAATATATGTGGGTTCACACGAATGCGGGAAAGACCCATAGACCGTATCATAAGCGTAAGTGGGATGGCGTATCGGGAAAAAAGAATGGGCATCCCAACGGATTAAATGGATTTATATTCGATATGGCACATCAACCGATTATAGATGAAAAGACGGGGGAAACAGGTTTGCCGGGGCAATTGCCGTATTGCTATCATAAAGATACCGAGGTTTATACGGAACGGGGTTTTGTGCCTATTAAAGATGTTTTCATTGGGGAAAAGGTCTTAACATTAAATCCTGATACCAAAATACCTGAATGGTCGGTGTGTGAATCTGTGACAAAAAAATATAGTGATATGATTGTTAATTTTAGCAATAATTGGTTTGATTTGGCAACCGACCCGAATCATAGGTTTTTTGTGTATGGTTCAGAATGGGATGGGAAAAATGAATATACGCATAAAAAACCCAGATTTATAACAGGAATTGACAATTTGCCGTCAAAATCGGGATTCTATGGGGCAAGTGAGTGGGTTGGCGAAGAAAAAAAATGGATGAATATCGGGGATAAAAAATATGAAATGGATGCGTTTTTGAGATTGTTGGCGTGGTATCTGTGTGAGGGGTCAGTAGATAGAAGGAAGGGACACAATAGAATACAAATAAGCCAATATTTGCATAAAAGTGTTATGTATGAAGGATTAAAAGTATTTGACCCGCATTTGGTTAAATGTGGGATTAACATATATGATTCGGACTTAAATATGTATTTTAGAAAGTTTGGATACGCAAATGAAAAATATATCCCTAGTTTTGTAAAAGGCTTGTCAAAAAGACAAATAAGGGTATTTTTGGATGCTTTTGCGTTGGGGGATGGAGAAACCAAAAAAATCAAGAATAAAAATCTGTTTTGTGGGTATGAATATAACAATTATAAAACGGTCAGCAAGAGAATGGCGGATGATTTGGTCGAATTGATAATAAAAACCGGATTTGCGGTGAATCAGAGAATTACAAAACAAAAAGGGAAAGAGATTCAGTTTAAGAATGGGAAATACAAAATAAATTATGATGTTTATACTGTGTCAGAGAAAAAGAATGTGTTTTTCAATTTGAAATCATTAAAAAAGATGATAAATCAATATAATGATTTTACATACGATATTGGTGTAAAGGATAACCATACATTATTGATTAAATATAAGAATAAAGTTCATTGGAATAGCAACTGCCATTGTAAGTTGGCGCCAGTCATAACTTTTGATGATTGAAAAAATGTATCGGATATGCTATAAAGGAATAAAAGGATATTAAATGTTGGGATTGGTTAATCAGTTAACTGCTTTACAAATATTCTGTAAAGATGCCCATTATTCGTTCAGGGGGATAGATTATAAACCTTTACACGAATGGATGGATGAAATAAGTGACCCATTGGATGATTTTTTGGATGAAATCAAGGAATCAATCTTGTTGCGGTCAAACAATGAAGTGCCACGGGGTGTTGAAATCAATGCGAATGCGGCATTTTATGTGCCAAGTGAAATTGGGAATGATAATCGGGAAATTCTATCGAATGTCCAAGCGGTGATAATGATGTGTCACCAAACCATAAATGGAATGAAGGATATGTCGGTGGGTAATGGTGATATTCTTGGGCGGATTGATTCGCATTTGGATAAGCACCTTGGATTATTACGGTTAGCATTGGAGGAAAAAAATGTTAAGAAAGTTGATTAATTGGATTAAGCGGTTATTTTGCCGTAAAAAAATTGCCGAGAAAAAGGTTTTGGAAAAAACTGCGGTGAAAGGTAAGTTCAAAAAGAAAACCGCCCGTAAGGGTAAAAAATAAGTTTGTGTGTTGTCGTGGGTAATATCCCTGATTCGTCAGGGGTATTTTTTTTGTTTGAAAAATAAAACTGAATGTGGCACAATATCAGTATAAGGAAAGGATTATGAGTAAAAAAGTTGATGGAAATGGATTTTGGTTCATCAAACACAATCCGATAAGCAAAGAGGGTGTGTTCCCATATTTAGGGCATACCATATCGGATGAGTGCGAGCCAAACAAGATTTATAAAGTATATCGTCCTGCGTCAACATTAAATGATAGTGTTGAAACTTGGGATAATCCGCCAAAGCCGTTTATTGACGACCACGAAATGTTAGGGGAAGGGTTCACTGCGATTGATGATAGACCCGTTCAAGGTGTTATCAATAATCCTGTTTTTGAAAATGGTGTTTTGTATGCGGATATTACGGTGTATTCGGAAGAACTGAAACAGAATATTGAAAATGGCAAGAAAGAATTGTCCTTGGGGTATTTTTGCAAATACAAAAAGGAAAGGGGTGTTTTCAAGGGTGAGGTTTATGATTATGTCCAGTATGATATGGTCGGAAATCATATAGCCCTTGTGGATGCCGGAAGATGTGGTTCGGATGTGAAAGTGTTCGACCATAAATGCACAATGGATTCACTTGATTTGGGTGGATTCGAAAGTCCCTTGAAAACAATGGACGAAAGTGGCATAATAGAATCAAAGGAAACAAAAGGAAGTAATATGTTTATTGCGTTAGATGATGTCCGTGGTGTTCTTGCCGGTGTGTTTGATGCCGCTGACCCAAAAATGAAATCCATATTGGACGAATTGGAAGAAAAAGCCAAGACCGAAGATGAGGATGAAAAGGAAGAGGAAAAAAAGTCCGAAGATTCCGATGAAAAGGAAGATGAAAAAAAGACCGAGGATAAATGCGGTAAGGACGAAGATGAAGAAAAGAAAGAATCCGAAGATGAAGATGATGATGAAAAGAAAGAAACTGCGGATTCTATCAAGGAATTGATGTCGGTTGTCAAAGATATGGCTGACGACATTAAAAAACTCGTTGCCAAAGATGAAGAAAAGGATGACGAGGAAAAGAAAGAATCAGAAGATGGCGATGATTCCGATGATGAATCCAAG